GCCAGCTTGAGGAAGGTTTTGCATGAGTTGCAGGATTTCGGCGTTCTGAAGCTCGCCAGCTTTTTGCTTTTTAGGGCCAAGGACGGTGGTCAGGGCCGTAATAGCAGAAATAAGTTTTTGACCTTCTTGGGTCTCGGAACCAACGGCAGGCAAAGCGCCTTCAAGCAAGTCCATAGCCATTGATACGTTAATGAGCGCTGCGTCTCGCTGGCCATTCTTAGGCTCAGGCGTGGACATCGGAGACGGCATAGGCGCTGGCGTAGACGGAGGAGGCGAGCCGGGAGGCGGTGCGCTGTCCGTGCCAGATTGCATCAATGCCATAATGTCTTTGTCAGCCATTTTGTAAAATCCAGTGATTTACAGAATTTGTATGTGAAATATGGGCAAAAAGTCAAGGGGGAGTATATTTTAATTCCCTCCCCCTCACGGGAATATTGCTAACAACGGGTCTGACCCGTGTATTAGTTAGCGCTTTGCCTTACGGCCTTTACGACGTGCCATGATAAGCCTCCATGAGCGTGGGTTGAGGGGACGGGCGAAATAAGCGGATTAGCGCTTATGCTTACGAGCCTTACGAGCCATTGACGGCCTCCTGTGACTAGAGTTGTGCGCCCCCGCAAACTCTTAGCAGCGTTTTGACTTACGCTTCGAACGCTTAACAGACTTATACATCGGACACCTCAATACCGTTTGCCTTTGCGACCACCCGAACGAGGAGCCTTGGTCGTTAGAGAGGTAACGCGATAAGAAATACTAGACGGTTTTGAACCGCTTGACAAATCTGATGATGATACACGGGGTTGGTCACCCCGCTTGCTGCCCATCGGACGCTTCGCCATGCTTCACCTTCTTTGCCGCAGGGGGAGGGCCAGCGTGCTTGCCAGCGGCTTCCGCCTTCTTCAACCGATCCTTGAGCATATCCTTCATTGGCGGTTCCAGCAAGTCGATCAGGCTTTCCTTGTCGATTGCGCCAGCCTTGAACAAGTTGAACGCCAGAGAACGCAAATCTTCCATGAAGATCGGGCTGTTCGAATGTGCGTCCACCTTGACCATGTAGTCACGGGTAAACTGCTCAGGAATATACTTCACGCCGTGATCGTCTTTGAGCACAGTGTCGTCGTAAGTCTGCATTACCTTGAGATAAAGCGTTGCCATCTTCTCAAGCGCGTCTTCAACATTGACGGCGCGTTTCTTTGCGCGGCTTGATCCTAAGCGCGCTAATTGCGATGCGTGTCCGGCAGAGCGCACACCTTGTTCGCCACGGCCAGACAACACGCTGGAAATACCAGACGCTTCGGCAAACATGGCATCAATCTCGTGAAGCTGAGCATACAAATCTTGCGGAATGTTCGGAGCAAATTGCTCAATCTTTCCATGCGATTCGGTCGTAGAGAACAAACCGCCAGCACGATTCAGCGCAAAGTTCTTTTCATCAATTATCCCCGTAATCCCCATAAGTGACTTCGGCGGATTAACTTGCTTTGACAAAAGATCAAGAATCTCATTCATGCGGCGGTTCCGCATCTGCTGGAGCAGGATGAGCTTCTGGACTTCTGACTGGCCCCAGAAATAGTCAAACTGAGGATTTGGGCAAACCTGAATAAACGGCAGCTCGCCCTTCAAGAACAATTCTTCATTCGGGCGATCATAGATAATAACATCAGGAGAAGCACGGGTTACGACCTGATAATCTTCGGTTTCATCGTTCCATACATAAAGCTCGACCATCTCAATCGTTCCCTCGGCCACCTTCGCTTTCATGCGGTTCTGGCCGTAAAGATCGAGATTGACCGTTCCATACAGGGTTGGATTGGTTTGGGACATGACAATTCGGTCAACGCCGTCAGGAACGTGGGTGGTCTGATGCTGAGAAGCCATCACACGGTCGAGAATCTTGTCACGATGAGGGTGACGATACAGACGCTTATAAAGGTCTGATTTCGTCATGTAATAAGTATGGCAAACGGCTTCTTGGCGGTCAGAATAGGGAATATCCTCCCGCAAAACGCCAAAACTGCCGGGATCGACCATATATGGGTTGATCGAGTTCTTGGATGTCACCAGCTTGATAAAGGTCGAATCAAAGACCAAAGCCCAGTTCAAAGCCGACGCGAACACCTGATCGGCGTTGGAATTGTTCCACTCGTCGTTCAGATAGCGGGTCAGGCTGGGGATAAACCGATGCTGGGTTTCCGATACGCTGGCACCCAACACGATGTTGAAGCGCGTGGTCTCAGCCGAATAAAGGAAGCTCACCAACTGGTCGATGTGGGAATAAATCTTGTTGTAATAGGCCGACTGTTCTTCTGGGCCAGCCCCGAACAGGAACCATGAGCGCAGGGAGGCATAATCCCCCCGGCGTTCTTCACGGGATACCAAACACTTCTCAATTAGATCGAGATAGAAAAACTCTCGGTCAACTGGATTCTTTGGTATAATCATTCTGGAATACTCAGGTTCTCGTGATCTTTAATAACCATACTCGGTTTTGGGCCGCGACGCAAAGAGGGGTCGTTCAGGTTAACCCCGACGCGCTCAGCTTCCTTGCCAATCGAAGGCCCAACAGGTTGTATCCCACCTCCGGTCAAAAGGGAAGCCATGTTGTGGCCGCCAGCCGATCCCCACATCAGGTTGTCGCCGGGGCGAGCCTCCCGTGGATCGGGCTTGGAATTGTTGCGGGTGAAGTAACCTTCCTGAAATTCGCCCTCACGGGTCGTCTTGATGTCCGTCATGCCGAAATCAACCGATAATTGCTTGGCAGAGTTGTCAATCGACTTGGTGCGGCTGGTGCGGGTCGAGTCCCGCATAGACGGCGCTTTCAGGATTACCTGTGCCACATCGGTGCAACCATGCTCACAAAGAGGCTCCCAAGCCTCAAAAAATCCGTGCCGAGGGCATTTATAAGAACGTAAAACTGCCATGTCATTCCCCTTTCAGTTCTTCCTGCAATGTGGGCCGTGAATAGTCTGCGCGGTTCACAATCCCCAGTTTCAGCTTAAATTCACCCCCATCAAAGGACAATCGCGTTTCCCGTTTCAATGGTGGCTTCGGTTTTTGGTTATACTGCACAAACCGAGTTCTGTCACGGTTCATCATAACCGTCACATCCCCCGCCTCGACCTTCTCAGCCGCGCGGGAAACCTTAATCTGCATCAGATGCGTGATCGGATACTTCTTATACATAAACACGTCTTTAATACTTTGGTATGATACACCAGCAAGCTCGGCAAACAATTCCCCAGAAATAACCTTGTGAGGGTCATTCAGGAAACGCCACATCCAAATCTTAAGCTGAGCCTTGCTTTTCATTGTCCATACATCCCGATGCGTTTGAGATAATCCGACACGTTGCGTCCAACAAGCAGCTCCTCAGGCGTGTGGTTCGCCTGAGCGTCACTGACCTTGCGGTAGATGTTAGCGGCCATCAGGCGAGGCTGCACCTGCTCGGCATAGGCAGCACTGGCAAGGGCAGCAGCAATCACACGGTCGTCTTTCCCACGGCCCGGAGCCTGAATAGATGCCCCGTCACGGCGGATCGACTTCATCTCGTCAATCAAATCTTCGGAGCAGATCGTCAGCATCCCACGCTCAAAGTAATCCTTGAGGTAGTTCATCATACGCTCTTTGGTTGACTGGGTTGTGTTCCAGCCAATCGCATTGGACAACCCGCCAAACGTATCGTTGCGCCGCCAGATATAGTTGGTCATATGAGCCAGCACGTCCATGAACGCCTTGCCACGATCCCCCGGCATAAACGCAGCCTGACGCTTCAGGTTCCGTAATTCATTCAACACAGCCTGCCCCGGCCCATTGATCTCAAGGTTAAGCGTCGAGTTACGATACGCCCCACCCAGATGGGCAATCACCCAAGCAAACTGGTAAGCGTTCATCTCGGACGTAGCAAACTCGGCAACCTGATCCATCCCGTCCGCATAACAACGGAACACCTGAATAGCAAAACGATCCGCCCAGTCCGACGAACCATAGGCAGGGTCAGCGCCGATCACATAATACGCCGTGTCAATAGGTTCCTCCCAAATCTTCAGCGTCGCAACCTTCTCCGACGACTTCAGCACCTCCGTGTCAATGAAGTCATGCCCCATGCCATACCGCCAGTAATCAGGACGATACCGCTTCGCCTCCTTCATCGCATCCGTGCAACGGCTGTTCGAGAAGAAATTATACCCCGTCATCACAAAGGCATAATCCTCGGTCGGCGGGAACTCCTGATACATGAGCATGTCATCCTTCATGCCCTCAGCCATCTTCCACCGCCACCAAGCCATCTGCCGAGAATTGATCTCAAACCCATACAGCTTTTTAATATCCCGATGCCACTCCTTCTCCTCAGGAGTCAATCGACCATCCCAGTAAGTTTTGTAAATCGCAGACTCAGGCGCAACAGAATAAAACTCATTGCGCCACCAGCCACAGAAGATCGCCACCTGCGACTTGGACTTCTTGGCCGTCAAATACATATCGCGGAACATATTAAACCCGCGAGCCGTGCTCTCAAACATATACAAGCGATCAGGGTTGTTCTCAGCCAGCGAGGCCAGCAAGGATGCCAAACCCTCCTCGTCCCCCCACGAACTCGTCTCCGTGCCATGCAAGAACGTAATCGCCTTACCACGCCCCAAAGACCCCTTCGCCCGCAATCCCGCCACCTGATAAAACAAACGGCTGCGATTCTTCAAACTCAACTGGTTGCGGTTATGAGTCAGCAACGGAATCTTATATTCCTTCGGCAGCCCGTCCATATACATCGCCAAGGTTGACCGGAACATCTCCCGATTCTCCTCAGTGTCCGTCGTCAACGTGCCCTGCATACCCGGATGCAAGAAATGCCAATACAGATCAAGCGCCAAGCTGATCGTCGTAATCCCTAACTGACGACCCTTCAAGATCACAAAGAAATGCTTGTTGTCCTCAAGACCCTTGGCAATCTCCCCCATCGTATAAGTCTGGGTGCCAAGCAGGCGATCCATCTTGCGAAGACCCTCCTCCTTCGTCTCAATCTTGAGTTGGGCGCAAAACTTATAAAACCTCTGCAAATCAAACTTGGCCATCACAATCCCCTTGGTGCGTCCGAAAGGGATTGAACCTCCAACCTTCGGTTTCGTAGACCGACGCTCTATCCAGTTGAGCTACGGACGCTTGGTTGCGGAGACAGGATTTGAACCTGCGACCTTCTGGTTATGAGCCAGACGAGCTACCCCTGCTCTACCCCGCTCCAAACATATAAGCACGATGAACAAAAAACACAAACCCAAAAAAATTTTTGGGGGAAACGGCATGTGGGGTGCACGGTGCTAGGCCCCCCGTGGCCCGTCGAATTGCCAAAACAGAGCGCAATCCGATTTAAAAATAGGATTTAAAATAAATTTTAAAAAAGTATTTAAATAAATTATTTAAATAAGGATTTAAAAAAGATTAACGCTTGCGTTTAAATGCCCATTTTAAAAAGAGGGTTCAAAGCCACAACACAACTCGGCTTTAAATATTTTTATCGAGAAGCGTGAGAAGCCTCTTTCATTCTTTCTTTAAATCCTACCCTTTCTTAAAGTTATTAAATAAATAAACTTTAATTAAATAAATTATAAATAAATAAATAAAATACAATTAAATTTATAAATATATAAATAAATGCAACAAGCGTGCCAAGTTTTTAAAACTAAGTAGTAATACTTACAAAGCGTTTTTTTTCTTGCTTTGTTTTGTTTTGTGTATATTGTTCAACTTGTGCAAAGTGCACATAAACTTGAAAGGGTAAAGCCGTGCTTTTGACCAAGGAAAAACTTGAACAACTTATAAAAAACAACCCAAAAGTTGAAAGGGTTGTGGATTATGATGAACCTAACGTGGCCATTGTTCATACGGTTGTAGGATTTACTTGGAACGCTTTAGACGGCAACCGAACTGTTGAAGGGTTCAACCTAAAGGGTCACGATGAACCCGACGATGTGGCTTATCTAAAAAGCCGTTTAAACTTAATCGAACCTGAAAGGATTTAAAACAATGTGGCGCTTTAAAAAGTTTAAAACTTATCTAGATCAATGCCAATGGATTGCAGCCAATGGCCACAAGTTCGCTATTGTCCAACTTTTTGTGAACAATGGCTTTGCCGTTGAGTTTAAACCGTTAAGAAAGGGTTAAGCCATGAAAGATATTTACTACTTAACTTTATGTGATTTACTCGA